ACATGGGCGGAATGTCCTGCTAAGGAACACTATGGCCGATCCAATCTACACTGCTGAAATGGGTAAACCACCCACGGATCCCGAGGGCGTGCCAGCTTCTAAGAAGTCCGCGCCTAAGCCTCCAGCGCCTAAAAAATCAGCGCCTAAAGATTCAGTCTTCCGTGAAGGCATGCCCGTACCGCAAGATATTGATGGTGCGTCCGTAAGCAAAAAAGCTAAAGGCGGTATGACCGCTTCTAGCCGTGCTGATGGATGCTGCACCAAAGGCAAAACACGTGGAAAGATGGTGTAACTATGGCTACAAGATGGGATAACCTACCCGGACTCAATGACGATGTTCTTGACCGCGCTAGAGAAGACTTTCAAAAAGGCAAAAAGGGTCGAAATGTAGACTCTTCTAACCTCAAGGGTGGCGCTAAAGAAGCCGTTCGTGAAGCTGGTCGCCGTGCTGAAAATCGCAATGTTGGTCGTGCGGGTGCTGGCCAAGCTGCGTTTGAAGTTGGTTACATGGCTGGCCGTAAGCTAGATGAAAAGACCGGTCTTGGCAAAAAGATGGTTGAGAAGTCTGGTCTTGGCGATGCCGCTGAAAAAGCAGCTAACCGGCGTGACAAAGTTGAATTGTCTAAAGATGCTAAGGCTCGTTTAGATGAAGAAGAAGTTGATAACTATCGACGTGATACTGACTCTGCTGAAAAAGCCCGTAGAGAGTATTCTGGTCGCTATGAGGACGGTACTCGCTTGCCTGATGAAGAGAGCTACAAAGGCGATGGCATGAAAAAGGGCGGCGCAGTTAAGTCAGCTAAGTTCATGTCATTCTCTAAAAAGGGTAAGCCCGCAGGTATGAAGCCTGTTACAAAGATGGCTTCAGGCGGTTCATTCCGTGCATCTGCTAATGGTATTGCTCAGCGGGGTAAAACCCGTGGAAAGATGGTGTAATCATGATGGCATCCCGTGGAATGGGCGACATAATGTCCAGCAAAATGCCCAAGGGCAAGCGCAAAGCCCGCCGGGATGACACCGATTTCACGCAATACGCTGAAGGTGGTAAAGTTAACGCTGCTGGCAATTACACAAAGCCTAGTCTTCGCAAGAGGATTGTGTCTCAAGTAAAAGCCGCAGCAACGCAGGGTACCGGCGCAGGTCAGTGGTCAGCCCGCAAAGCCCAGCTAGTTGCCAAGAAGTACAAGGCGGCTGGCGGAGGTTATCGAGATTGAAAGCGCCTCAGAAATCATTGAAGGACTGGGGCGACCAGAAATGGAGAACCAAAAGTGGTAAGAAATCTTCTGACACGGGTGAACGATACCTTCCAAGCGCTGCGATCAAAAGTCTCAGCCCTAGTGAGTACGCTGCGACGACCAAAGCCAAGCGAGCCGGAAAAGCCGCAGGCAAACAATTCGTAGCGCAACCAAAATCTATTGCAAAGAAAACAGCGGGGTTTAGATAATGGCAAGCAAATTTCCTGATCTTACTGGTGACGGCAAAGTTACTCAAGCAGACATCCTTAAAGGCCGTGGCGTCGAAGCCATGAAAAAGGGCGGTGCTACTAAGAACTTTATTCAAAACGCGATTAAGAAGCCCGGTGCACTGCGTGCGTCTTTGGGCGTTAAAGCTGGTGAAAAGATTCCTGCAAAGAAGCTAAACGCCGCTGTAAAACAACCCGGTAAAATGGGGCAGCGTGCACGTTTGGCTAAAACTCTTAAGAGCTTTAAATGACCACATCTGGAGTCGCAGCGTTTAATCTTGACCTCACAGAAATTGTTGAGGAAGCGTTTGAGCGTGCGGGCTCAGAACTTCGTACAGGTTACGACCTGCGTACTGCAAGACGAAGTTTGAATCTTCTTTTTGCAGACTGGGCAAACCGTGGCGTTAACATGTGGACGTTTGAGCAGGGCACGCTTACCTTTACTCAGGGTCTAAACACTTACGCACTGCCAAACGATACTGTGGATTTGCTAGAACATGTTATTCGTACGGGCGCAGGTAACTCTTCCACGCAGTCTGACCTGACGATTACTCGTATTAGTGTTTCTACTTATGCAACAATCCCCAATAAACTGCAGCAAGCTCGCCCAATTCAGGTGTGGTTCCAGCGTTTAGACGGCCAGACGTCATCCATAGGGACTACATTAAATGGTGAAATTTCAGCTACGGCTACTACAATTACGTTAACTAATGCCGCCGGACTACCAGCTACGGGCTTTTTGTTGGTTGAGTCTGAGACTATTCAGTATGGATACATCTCTGGTAACGTGCTTTACAACTGCTTCCGTGGGCAGAACGGCACAAATGCGGTTCAGCATTCTACCGGCGTTGCCGTTTACTCACAAAACTTGCCATGCGTCACTGTTTGGCCGACTCCCGATGGATCACAAACATATCAATTCGTTTACTGGCGCATGCGCCGTATTGATGACGCAGGTGGCGGCACTAGGACTATGGATGTACCTTTCCGTTTCTTGCCCTGCTTGGTTGCTGGACTCGCCTACTATCTTGCACTTAAGGTAGAGAATGGCGCTCAGCGCTTGGAAGTACTTAAAGCTCAATACGACGAAGCTTGGCAGTTGGCGGCTGGCGAAGATCAAGAACACGCTTCTTTGCGGTTTGTACCGAGGCAAATGTTTATTGGAAGCGGTACGTAAATGGGCAATAGGTTTGCTTCCGGTAAGAACAGTATCGCCATGTGCGATCGCTGTGGCTTTCAGTTCAAACTAACGGCGCTTCGTAAAGAAATTCAGAAGACCAAGATTTACAATCTGCTTGTTTGTCCTGAGTGCTGGGATCCAGATCAGCCACAGTTGTTGCTAGGCATGTATCCAGTTGATGACCCACAAGCGGTGCGCAACCCACGTAATGATTCAACCTACTATACTGCTGGTACAAATGGACTGCAGACAGTAAACTCTACTAGTAATGCACCTGATGCTGCTGGTTACGTTACGATTGGTTCTCGAGATATTCAGTGGGGCTGGGCTCCAGTTGGTGGATCGAGTAATTTTGATGCGTCTTTAACACCAAACTACTTGGTGGCAACGGCATATGTTGGTACAGTTACGGTAACAGTTACTTAGGAGATTGAAATGGGATTCAAGAAAGCAGCAGACGGCATTGCTAAAAAAGGTAAGACAGATGTTCAAATCTTCCCTAACAGCGGCCCCACAGCACCTAACCCCAAAGGCGGTAAAAAGTCTTCTGGTGTTACCAGCGAAGCGATGATGAAAGTCGGTCGCAACATGGCCCGTGTAGCAAACCAAACTAAAGGTTAATCATGGCTAAATTTAGTAAAAAAGTTATGGGCAAAGAAGTTGGCGACGCTGCCACTTATGCTGCACCGCACAATATGAGTGGTAAGGCTGTAAAGATGTCGACTAACCCCGGCAAGCCTTCAGACATTAGCAGTACCACGACCATGAAGATGAGTGTTGGTAACTATAACAACGGCCAAAACGAAACCAAAACTTCCGGCATCAAAATGCGCGGGACAGGCGCGGCTACTAAAGGTCTAATGTCACGAGGCCCTCTAGCCTAATACCATGCCGTACAAAGATCCAAGCGTTGCTAAAGCCAAGCAAAGGGAGTACTACCTTAAGAATAAGGAACGCCTGCTTAAAATAAACAAGGCTTGGGCTGATGCTAACGTTGAGAGTGTACGGGCTGCAAAAAAGCTGCGAGTTTCTAAGCTTTCAAGAGAAGCACGAGACGCCGAAAATGCAAAAGCAAGGGTTCGATACCACCAAAAGAAAGAGTGGAACGCCAATAGGAAGCGGGTCTACAAAAGCGCAACCAAGCATTTAACAAATGCAAGCGCTTCAAAACGTAGGGCAGCATTGCTTCAGCGCATTCCAATTTGGCAAACCGAATTTGACGAGTTGAAGATTAAATGTATTTATTCTGTTGCAGCGATGCTATCTAAAGTAAACAATGAGCCGTGGACAGTTGACCACATCATCCCATTGCAGGGTAAAATAGTTTCAGGACTACACGTGCCGAGTAATTTGCAACTCATGCGGGCTAGAGAAAATGAAGCTAAACGAAACAAATACGAGATAGCAGCATGAATTACAGCGAACTCAGCAGCGCTATTCAAGCGTACACGGAAAATACCGAAGCGGATTTTATCGCCGAGATACCCGTGTTTGTTACGCAGGCTGAGCAGCGTATTTACAACACAGTCCAGTTTCCGTCTATTCGTAAGAATGTGACCAGTACGATTGCGGTGAACACAAAGTATTTAGACTGCCCCCTTGATTTCTTGGCTGTGTACTCTATGGCGGTCATTGACGGTAGTGGTAACTACGAATACTTGCTTAACAAAGACGTTAACTTTATTCGTCAAGCGTATCCCAACCCAACAACAGACACGGGCACGCCTAAGTATTACGCGTTGTTTGGCCCGACAGTGTTGAGTTCTACAATCTATGATGAGCTTTCATTCATAATTGGCCCAACAGCCGATGCAAGTTATGGTGTTGAGTTGCATTATTACTATTACCCCGAGTCAATCACAGTGGCGGCGGATGGCCGTACGTGGCTAGGTGATAATTTTGACTCCGTGCTTTTGTACGGTTCTTTGGTTGAGGCGTACACCTACATGAAGGGTGAACAAGACATGATGGCGTTGTATAACGCCAAGTACCAAGAAGCACTTGCACTTGCTAAACGTTTGGGCGATGGTATGGAGCGTCAAGACGCTTATCGTTCTGGTCAGTTCCGTCAGAAGGTAACTTGATATGGCGATTGTCCAAACCCAAACTACCAGCTTTAAGGCGCAGTTGTATCAAGGTATTCATGACTTGACGACTGATGTTATTAAGATTGCCTTGTATACAGCCAATGCTAATTTAAACGAAGACACAACCGTGTACAGCACAACTGATGAAGTGGCGGCTACAGGTACATACTCAGCGGGCGGTTCGCAGTTAACTCCTATTACAGTCAGCACTTCTGGTTACACAGCTTACGTTAGCTTCCCTAACGTAGCTTGGACAGGCGCAATCACCGCAAGATGTGCGTTGATCTACAACGTTACCCAAGGTAATAAGTCTGTTGCTGTTTTAGACTTTGGGTCTGACAAGACTTCTACGACCACATTCACAGTTACCATGCCGACCAACGGCGCAACCACTTCGTTGATTAGGAGTTCAAATTGATTGTTACTACAACCAAAGGTGATATGGATGAATCTCTGCTTGAGAAAAGAGAGGGAGTCGTCGATAATGAAAACGAATACACCACTTGGGTGGAGTATTGGTTAGAGGGTGAGTTGGTGCATCGTTCAGCCCATGTCGCTCTAAAGAAAATGCCCCCAATTGTTGCTGAAGCAGCATCTCTTACATAAGGAAACATCATGGCTAATACCCAAGCAATGTGCACTTCGTTCCTAGGCGAAGTTCTTACTGCAACTCATAATTTTGGGGTAGCGCCTATTCGTGCTGCTACCACTGCTGATACGTTCAAAGCAGCTTTGTATTTAACAAGTGCAACGATTAATGCGTCAACCACTGTGTATTCCGCTACTGGCGAAGTGTCCGGTACAGGCTATTCGGCTGGCGGTGTTACCGTGACGAACGCTACGGCTCCTGCGTCTACAAACACTTCGACAACTGCCGGTACAGCTTATTGGACGCCTTCAGCTTCGATCACGTACACAACCGTGACTTTGACGACTGCATTTGACACAGTATTTATTTATAACTCTACTCAGAGTAATAAGGCTGTCAGCGTACATACCTTCGGTTCACAAACAATTACCGCCGGTACATTTACATTGACTATGCCTGCTAATACCACTGCTGCTGCGTTGTTGCGTATCGCTACAACCTAAAGGTAGGGTATGGCTCTCGGGTGGGGCGATAATGCGTGGGGCGACTATGGTTGGGGCGGCGCAATTGCTCTTACAGGCAACGAAGCTGTTTCGACTGTTGGCGCAACCTCGCCTATCATTTCTGTAGCAATTACGGGTGTAGGCGCTTCGGGGGCAGTTGGTACAGTTGTTCAGAGTCAGTCAGCCGCTGAGATTGGTGATTTAGCGACTGCATCGGTTGGTACGGTTGGCGCTTCAGTTACGGTTGCTTTGACTGGGGTTAGTGCAACAGGTTTAAATGGTACGCCTTGGGGCTACGGCGCTTGGGGTGACGGAGTTTGGGGCGGTACTAATGTAGGGTTTGGTTACGGATTCGCGGTTACCGGCGTGGGCGCTACGGGCGCTGTTGGTAGTGTGTCTGTTGCGGAGAGGTTAATTGCGTTAACAGGGGTTGCAGCTTCTGGTGAAGTTGGTTCTGTAGTAAACGCAGTTACTAAAGTGCTGACAGGTATTGAGGCGGTTGGGGATGTAGGTACAGTTGTAGCTACAAGCACTCTGGGAATAACGGGTAACTCCGCGCAGGGTGAGGTTACTGGGCCGATTGTGCCGCTGAACTCCAACCAAGCGCAAGCTTATGTTGGTACGGTAACACCGGGCAAAACTGTTGGGTTAACGGGTGTTGGTTCAACAGGTGCTGTAGGAACAATGGGCACGCCTAGGACGTTTGGTTTAACAGGTAACGGAGCAACAGGCAGTGTTGGAAGTGTGGTGGCAGTTTACTGGAAGCTCATTGACGACAAGCAATCAAATACTTGGCAATTAATTGATGACAAACAGTCAACAGTTTGGCAGAATATAAATACTTCGTAAGGAACGAACATGGCAGCTACAACGACTCTCTTGGGCTTAGTCACCCCCACACAGGGTACGCTCTCAGGTACATGGGGCGACACAGTCAACTACGGTATTTCTGACTACGTGGACATTTCCATTGCTGGCACACTGTCTTTCGCAGGTGATGGCGCTATTACCCTAGCGAATACCACAGGTAGTGCATCTGGAAATAATATTGGGTCAACTACAGCCCAATACATGGTGATTCGTATCACCGGCACACAAAGCGTTACCAAGGTTATCACAGGCCCCAGCTACAGCAAGCTGTACATGGTGGATCACGCAGGCGCTACCAGCGCAGTAACGTTCAAAGCCGCTGGCCAGACAGGTGTAACTGTTGCTGTGGGCGAGAAGTGTTTTGTTTACTATAACGGTACTGACTACGTAAAGATTGCTACCAGCACGGCTGGTTCAGGAACCGTAACCGCAGTATCAGTTGTATCGGCTAACGGACTTGCGGGCACTTCATCTGGTGGTGCAACCCCAGCTTTGACGTTATCTACAACAATCACAGGTGTTTTAAAAGGTAACGCTACGGCAATTTCTGCCGCTACTGCGGGTACGGATTACTTAGCCCCACCTTCAGGTACGGCGTTATTAAAAGCCAACTCTGGTGGCGCACTAGCTAACGCAACTGCCGGTACGGATTACGTGGCCCCCGGCACAGCAACGACATTTACAGCAACGCAGACCTTCTCGGGCACATCTTCAGCTACAGCTATTGTTCTAAACGATGCAGCAGAGGTAACTACAGTATCAGCAACAGCGGCAACTGGAACGATTAACTACGACATTACAACTCAAGCTGTTCTGTACTACACAAGCAACGCAAGTGCTAACTGGACAGTTAACTTCAGGGCTTCTAGCGGTACATCGTTGGATACTTTGATGAGTACAGGTCAGTCAATGACTGTGGCTTTCTTGGTTACTCAAGGCTCTACTGCTTACTACAACTCGTCTGTTCAGATTGACGGCACGACTTCTGGCGTAACTATAAGATGGCTAGGTGGCGCGCCTACTGCGGGTAATGCAAGCGGGATTGATAGCTATCGTTATTTATTGGTAAAAACGGGAAGTGCAACCTTTACAATTCTTGCTTCAGTAACACAGTTCAAGGCTTAAAAATGTGTATCTGCAAAAGATGTAATATTGACAAACCTTTGGATGAATTCCAAATGGACAAGCGTAGGAATAAACACTACGGCACTTGTCGGGTTTGTCGTGTAAAAGCTGGTCGTGAAAACAGACAGGCAAACATTGAGACATACAGGAAAAGAACTCGTGAATACTTGCGTGAGTGGAGAGCTAAGAATCCTGAGAAGCAAGCCACCATTTGCAAAACGTATGATGAGAAAAACAGGGATAAGCGTAGTGCTTATGCCAAACAGTATCGCAAAGACAATCCTGAGAAAGTCAAAGCATTGTTTGAATCTTGGGCTAAAGATAATCCTGAAAAGATTAAAGAATACGCAAAGAAAGCTACTAAGGCTTGGCTCGAAAGAAATCCTGATTATCAAAAAGATTTTTACCAAGCAAACAAGCAAATATATATGGCTGCTAGTGCAAGGCGCAGGGCGGCTCAGGACTCAGCCACACCAACTTGGTTAACAGCCATTGATAAAGCTATGATTCAAGAGATGTACGATGTTTCTGAAGCAAGATATATCCAAACTGGTATAAAACACCATGTTGACCACATCGTTCCAATTAACGGAAAAGGCGTAGCTGGTATGCACGTTCCTTGGAATTTACAAGTAATAACTGCTCACGAGAATCTGAGCAAAGGTTGGAGATTTTAATGCCATTACAAGCAACTTCTGGTGCGGCTAGTTACGATGCCTTTGGTGGTGGTTCGGTGGCTGGCCCTACATACATTGAGGATGTGTTTAGTACATGGTTAACAACTGGTGCAAGCGCAAACATTACTGTAGTAAATGGTATTGATTTGTCTGGCAAAGGTGGAATGGTATGGCAAAAAACAAGAACTTCTGCGGGTGCTAATACGCTTTTTGATACTGTTCGTGGTGTTAACAAGTATTTAATTTCAAACGCTACAAATGCAGAAGCATCTGCCTCAAATATATTACCAACATTTAATAATAATGGGTTTGTAATTGGCACAGATAACAACTTAACTACTTCTGGCGAAAATGGTGTTTCATGGACATTCCGCAAGCAACCAAAGTTCTTTGATGTTGTAACGTGGACTGCGGACAGTTCTGGAACTGGTCAAGCCGTTCCGCACAATCTTGGCTCTATTCCAGGTTGCATTATTGTCAAGGCAACAAATGCTAGTTCAAATTGGTTTACTTGGCATATTGCTACGGGTATCACAGTTGCAAGAACTGGCTTTCAGTTAAACGGCACAGCCGCTTCTGCGTTATCGGTAAATTCAACTGGTCAAATGACTAGCACAGAGTTTTTCTCAGGACAACTTTTTGATAGCAGTTTTGACAGGCCAGTCACAGATGGTACAACCTACGTAGCCTACCTCTTCGCCCACAACGCAGGAGGCTTTGGCCTAACTGGTACAGACAATGTAATTTCGTGTGGGTCGTTTACGACTGATGGTAGTGGTAATGCAACTGTAAACCTTGGGTATGAGCCACAATGGGTTATTACAAAACCAACATCTGCCTCTGGTTCTTGGAGAATGTGCGACACCATGCGTGGGTGGTTGGCTGGCCCAACCATATCAAATCAACTTCTTTATGCCGACTTGTCCAATGCAGAGGTGACAACAACTGCGTACAACGGAACAGTTAATGCAACTGGGTTTAACCCAAAGATGGATGCCGACACGACATTCATCTACATAGCCATTCGCAGAGGCCCGATGAAAGTGCCTACGGATGCGACTAAGGTGTTTAAACCTGTTTTTCAGAATGGCGCGGGAACAGTTACAACTAATTTCCCTGTTAGTTTGGTGGTAGCACAAAAGCCTGATAGTGCGGGTGCAAACTGGCAAGACAGATTGCGAGGCGGTTCAACTAATTCATACAATGTTTTGTATTCATACAATACAAATGCAGAAGCCTCTGGCACAGGCGCAGGGTATGGATTTGATAACAACAATGGTTATGTAGATGCCTTTAGTTCTTCTGCGCCAAGAGCCTACTGGAACTTCCAACGCGCCCCCAGCTTCTTTGATGAGGTTTGCTATACAGGGGATGGTGCAGCAACCCGCACATTAGCGCACAATTTAACAGTAGCCCCTGAGTGGATTATTCTGCGTAAGCGTAATGATTCTGGATATTGGAACACATTTTTTAATTTTGGTAGTACAAGTTGTTCACTAATGACGCTTGACGATACTGCGGCTTCTGGCTCAACTTCTTACACGGGCAATTTTTCCAAAATGGGCGGTGCGCCAACTAGTTCAAGTTTCTTTGTAACTAACCCCACGTTTGGTGAAACCAATGTATCTGGTACAACTTATGTTGCCTACCTATTCGCAACTTGTGCGGGCGTTTCCAAAGTAGGCTCATACACAGGCAATGGCACAACTCAAACTATTAACTGTGGATTCACAGGCGGTGCTAGGTTTGTTCTAATCAAGCGTACAGACTCAACTGGTGATTGGTACACATACGACACAGCCCGTGGCATGACTACATTAACAGACCCGTATTTGTTATTAAACAGCACAGCGGCTGAAACCGCAACACTTGGTTCTGTTACAACAGTTTCAACAGGTTTTGCGCTTAATTCAGCAATTTTGGCGGCAATCAATGTAAATGCTGGCACATACATCTTTTTGGCTATCGCATAAGGAATCATCATGCAAGTACGAATCAGAGAATCAGGCGCAGTCATGTACGAAGCAGAATTTCGTGCATACACAAAAGCCAATGGTGGCCCATCATGGGACATAACAACAACTGAAGTCTTAACGGCTTTAGGTGCTGATGTAGTTTTTGAAGGCCCACAAGCAACAGGCGGTACTGTTTACCAATACTCTCAAGCCTCTGGTGTTGAGCAAGTAGATGGTAAGTGGTACACAAAGTATGTGCTTGGCCCTGTCTTTGCAGACACTACAGATGAGACGGGCAATGTCACAACTGCTAGTCAACAAGAGACTGCTTACAAGGCAATGAAGGACGCAGAGCAGGCCAAGTCTGTACGTGCATCCCGCACCCAACTGCTCAAGGACTGCGACTGGACACAGATTGCCGACAGCACCGCAGATAAAACTGCATGGGCTACATACCGCCAAGCTCTGCGTGACATCACCGGTCAAGCAGGTTTCCCTTGGACAATCACTTGGCCTGACGCTCCCTAACCATGTATGCGCTGGTTATTGATGCTCTTTTTGGTGTTTTTACCGGGGGCATCCAGCCAAGACAGGAAGACTGAATATCGCTGTGTGCGATGGGCTTGGACGGGTGATGTTTACAACCGCAAGGTTGTTTGCCTACAGTGGGAAAAGAAATGATAGATCCGATCACGGCGCTAGAAGGATTGCAAGTTGCAATCAGTGTCGTTAAGAAAGCTAGTAAAGTCGCTAGTGATCTGGCAGGATTAGCTCCGTCAATTGCCAAGCTCTTTGATGCAAAGAGCACTGCTACCAAGGCCATGCTTCACGCTAAACGTGCGGGCGGTAAATCTAATCTTGGTGCGGCACTACAAATTGAGATGGCTCTGGATGAGGCCAAGCGATTTGAAGAACAGCTAAAAATGCTTTTTATGCAAGCTGGCCGCATAGACGTATGGAATGCAACCAAAGCCCGTCAAGCTGAGATGGACAGGGATGATGCCAAAGAGATGGCGGCTTTACACGCAGAAGAGAAAAAGCGTAAAGAAGCCGAAGCCGAACAAATGCAGTGGGCAGTTGCCATTGTGATTATGGTGATGTTTATTGGCGCTATTGGTTGGGGGATCAGTGAAGTCTCTGATCTGTGTGCTAGATCAAGGTGTGGTCGGTGAATGAGTACCAAAAGCAATTTGACCAATTCCTCAAAGTCTTTGTACGGTTGTACATTGCATGGTGGGTGCTTGGTCTTTTGCGCTTCCTACCTGATGATTTGGCAGATAAAATTGTGAAGAAACTACTTGGAATGATTGGACTGTAATGTTTGAAATACTATCTGGTGGTCTTTTAGGCTCAATCTTTGGCGGCGTGTTCCGTCTGGCTCCTGAAGTCTTGAAGTTCTTTGACAAGAAGAACGAACGTGCCCATGAGCTTTTAATGTTTAGTCGTCAGTGTGAACTGGAACAACTGCGGGGTCAGCAAAAGTTGGCTGAAATTGGCGCACAGCGGGAAGCGGCCATAGACGTGGGGGTTATGGATGCCTTTAACAACGCTATCCAACAGCAAACTGAAATGGTCAAAGCCGCAGGCGGTTGGGTGGCTAGTCTGTCAGCTTCTGTGCGTCCCGTGGTTACATACTGGGTGCTGTTTGTCTGGTCGTTCATCCACGTATGGTTTGCATGGAACGCATGGCTTGCCGGTGCTCCCGCAGTAGAAGTGTTTAAAACAATGATGACTCCTGACTTCTCAGCCCTGCTGTCCGGAACAATAAATTATTGGTTCCTCGATAGAACTCTGAAGCAACGCGGAATATGAACTTAGAACTAGCCGCTGAACTGTGCCGCCGGTATGAAGGGTATCGGGCCAAGCCCTACCTTTGTCCGGCTGGTGTGGCCACGATTGGATATGGTTCTACGTACTACGCAGATAAGCGCAAGGTAACTTTGGAAGACCCACCGATGGATGAACCCACGGCTAGGGCGCTTTT